TCTCACGGGCGGATGCCGCGTGCGCCATAATCTTCCGCAGCTTGTCAATTACGTTTTCCATTATTATATCTTCTCCTGTGAAATGACATTATCGTCGGCAAACCTGCAGTCAAAGCAGGAGTGCTCCGTTCCAATCTTGTAATGAAAGTGAGAAGCGCATTGGGCGACGTGGCCGCAGGAGTTGGTGACCAAGGTCCAACCCGGCCCGCTATCGTCAACCGATACAATCTTGCGCTGTGGTCCGCACTGGTTCCTTACGTTAACTCGTAAGCCGCGCTCGTGGTCGATAACGTTAGCCATTATCGTACCGCCTTTTTAACCGGGACTATGCTCACGAAACCTTCCCAGCGACCCGCAATCAATTCTTCATTGACGCGGTAGTTAATCGGCTGGCCGTTGTGAGTGCCGCTCAGAAGCTGGCTGCGGCGAAAGTCAGGTGTTACCTGCTCCATCTTGATTTCGGGTTTGGCTTCGTTCTTCATGGTCACAGAATACGCCTACCCAGGCAGGAGTCAACATCACCAAGGTAACCTCGGAACATGTTACTAACTACCGACGTTTCGTAACACCCAGCCTGGTTACCACCGTGACCTTGACCATTTTCCTGGGCAGCGTATTCTGTGACCATGACAACGGGACGCAAACACGAGACGGAAATGAACGAAGCCGAAAAGGCCGCCTTGACCGCCCGGATTCGGGAGATAGCCGAGACGGTGATCAGCACCCACGCAGCTGACAGGATGACCCAGAAGGGCGTCACCGCCAAGGAAATCGAAATCTGCCTGCGGTACGGAAACGGAATCGAGATTCACAACGAGCAGGGCGAGTTGAGGGCGGTTGTACGTCACGCCTACGGACGCCCCAAGGTTGCGATTTGCGTAGTCATAGGATTGGAAACCGGCCTGATAGTTACGACTTGGAAGAACGCCGGGTCCGATAATCACAAAACCCTTAACACTTACGCCTACGGCTGGAAAGAGAACGTCGTCAGCCTGCTGGCTAAAAGGAGCGCATAATGAGAAACGGTGAGCGGTACACCACGAAGATTGACGGTGAGAATCGAATCGCGGTAACACGACGCAGCGACCGAAACAGCATAAGTTTTTCCTTCACGGAATTAACTGAAGGAATGAGCCGGAAACAGCAATGGAACCTGCTTAACCTGACGCCGGAAGGCACCCGCCGCCTCATGCGAAAGATTGCCCTTGCCGCCGCGAAAGAATGCGCCGAATACTGCTGGGGCTAGGTAACCACCACGATGTGAAAGCACGGCTGGTGGACTTCCTCCTCCACCAGCGCCCGCCCAGAACCCTGAAGGTAAAACAGCCGCCATTCCAACCAGCGTTTCTGGGTCCGGGTCAGCCCGCTCCAGGCAATGTCAAACGCCAGGCCGGTCGTATGGACGGACGCCTTTTCACCGTGGGCCGGGGCGGCGTTCCGGTTCCAATGCCGCAGCCGGTTCTGAAACCGGACGGTCCGGACGGCGGAGGTTAGCCGGAGAGGTCTATGAAAATCGGTATAAAACGCCTGGGCTAAGTCGAGGGCCAGTGCCGCCGCTTGGGGCTTTAAATAGCCGTAGCGCCGGGGCACAGCTGGCTTCAGGGCGATACTTATCGGGAGGGTGACCAAGGACCCGTCCGCCACGAGCTCCTGCAGCTCGGCGTCAGTTTGTATCCTGGGCAGCCCCAGCCGGTCCGCCTCGGCGTTCTGGGCCAACAGGGAGCCCTCCGTGGGGAATAACCGGGGCTTTGGGGCGTGGTTGCGGGAGCGACAGAAGGCCGTTCCGCAAAGTATAAGGCCAACGAGCGTTATCGCCGTGACGCGGGCAATCCGAGTCACGATGACCGGTGCAAGTGCAGCCTTCCATATTTGGGCTACTCCCATTCCCAAATTCTACGCCTTGAGGAGTCCCTTGTAAAGGTTAAATAGCCGGATGAAGTCCTTCACCGCTCTGCCGTCAGAATCGAGGCAGTCGGCGTAGCTGTATTCCTTCATGTAACGCCGGGTGATGTGTTCGACAGCGGGTATGCGGTCATATCTATCGCGCAGTGCCTTCGTGCCAGCGCCGCACCACACCTCGCCGTGAACCGCGTCGTAGTCAGCCTTCTTGATTTGCTTGAATTCCTCAAGCGACGGTGGCTTGACTCCAACGGACGTATAGAATCTGGACAGGAGTGTATCTTCGAACATCCGCTGCCATTTTGTTTTGAGATCATGAGGAATGTCGTTCGTGCAGCACTCCGGCTCGTCGTGAAGCAGCCCGTGGAATTTCAAGTGGGGCGGAAGAAGATCAGCTACCACCATCGAATGCAGGCCGACTGGAAACCACTTTTCTCCGTTACCGCAGTACCGGCATATTCTACAAAGACTCACTGCCACCGATTTGAGCGTCGGTGCACTATTTGGTTCTACTACACCGCCGAACGTGTGGAAGATTTCTCGGTGCATTGGGTTTCCTCCAAGGAGTATACCAACTGCGCGGCCAACGACACGAGCAACTCGAAAAACTGTCCCGCCGTTCGAGATCCATCAAGACGAGTCTGCATTGAATACATAATTGCGTCGAGGAGCTCTTGGTAAGTATCGACTTGTGGGTCACGACCGTTGTTCGTTCGAAGGTAGGTGCCATACTTCTTGAAGCCCATCTCGGCACGGTCCTTCAAATCTTTAACCAGCGAAATGTATGCAATTGGTCCGAGACTACGGTTCTCCTCCATCGCCCGGAGCCTGCGGAGAACCTGTTCCAGTACGATTATGCCGTCCCCGGACGGAGCTGGCTGTTGTTTTGTCGCTATGGAATCTAGCATTGGTGCCTCCCCCTAATGTACTTGTAAAGTGTGACAGCCTGCGCCTTGAGGAGTGTGGCGTCAGGTGGGTCGACCACCGTCAAGTAGAAATCCGCCGCCCAGAATTGGAGGGCTGTTTCGGTCGGGTCATTGGGGTCCCGGTCCGGGGATATATACATGCTGCCGTCAGCATTCAAGCTGTTGACCCGCACCACGTATCCGCCGACGTTTCTTATGGCCGCGCACTCTTGAGGCATCCGAAGGTTCGGGCACATGGCCACATCGAATTTATCTTCGAGGGCTTGCTCGACCACCCGATTGACCCAATAGTTCTCGTCCACTTTCCGCATTTCCTTACCGACGTCGATGAGCACCTGCAGCTGTTCCTTGGTCATATCGACGCGGTTAACCTGTGGAAGTCGATTTTGCTTGATGCACATCTGCAGAATCATTGCGCCGACGTCGTAAATGCCCACGGTTCTGCACTCACACTTCTCGGCGTATTCCTTGATGGCCATCGTGCATTCAGTCTTGCCGTGGCGTGCGCGACCGCTGAATCCAATGATAATTTGCTCGCTCATTTATCCTCTTCCTCGACCGGGGGCATTACCTTGTCCCGAGTCTCTGTGAAAATCTTCTGGGCCACGTCCGGATGCAAAGTAAGGAACTCGACGGCGTTGTCCAAACCCTGTCCGATGCGCTCCCCTTTGTAAGAATACCATGACCCTGACTTTTCCGCCACTCCATGTTCGGCGGCGAGTGTCACTAGGTCATAAATCTGTGAGAAGCCCTGACCGTAGACCATTCGGACTTCAGCCTCGCGGAAAGGAGCGGCGACCTTGTTCTTAACCACCTTGAACTTGTTCATGGACCCGACAACGGTTTCTCCGTCCTTGATTACCTGACCCTTCCGAACCTCGACCCGGATGGAGGAGTAGAACTTCAGAGCCCGGCCACCCGTGGTAACCTCCGGATTGCCGAACATGACTCCAATCTTCTCTCGGACCTGGTTGATGAAAATAAGGCAGGTTTTGGACTTCGATGTGACCGCCACCAGCTTACGCATGGCTTGTGACATGAGCCTGGCTTGCAATCCCATGTGGGAGTCGCCCATTTCACCATCAAGCTCCGCCTTGGGAACGAGGGCAGCGACCGAGTCAACAACGAGAACGTCGAGGCAGTTTGTCTTGATGAGAGCCTCGGTAATCTCCAGCGCCTGCTCCCCGTTATCCGGCTGAGAAATAAGAAGCTCATCGACATTGACGCCGAGTGCCCGCGAGTACTTCGGGTCGAGAGCGTGTTCCGCGTCAACAAAGGCCGCCATCCCACCGGTGGCATGCGCCTGGGCGATAACCTGCAGTGTTAGGGTCGTCTTACCACCAGATTCCGGGCCATATACCTCGACAACGCGCCCACGCGGGAAGCCTCCGACGCCCAGCGCCGCATCGAACGAAAGAACGCCGGTCGAGATGACCGAAACGCGCATTGCCTTACGGCTGCCGAGCTTCATCACGCAGTTCTTGCCGTGGATTTTCTCCAAGTTAGCAATCGCCAGTTCCATGACCTTCTGATTATTTTCCGCCAAAGTTAAACCCGCCTTCCACTTTTACTGGTTCCCCGGAAGCGCTCTCGATGCGTTCCTTTGCGGTCTTGAAGTGCTCCGGGTCAACCTCGAATCCGAGGAAATGTTTGTTGAGTTTTATTGCGGCCAGCGCCGTCGTTCCGCTGCCGATATAGGGGTCAAGAACCGTTTCGAAGTCATACCACGACAGCATCTGCCGTATGAGCTCTTCTGGCTTCTGTGTTGGATGCACGACATTGCCAGTACGGCGACCATCCATGTAATCATTCGGGCGAACCTTGAAGGCGTGGTCCGGTCCTGGATAAAATAAGGCGATTTCAGTGGCCCTGCCGTGCTCATGCTTCAAGTCGCCCATTCCCGTACCGGGCTTTATCCACGTAACCACGCTATTCGGTTTCGGAAGTGTCTCGTGGTCCCAAAGATTATCCCATCGGCAGAAGAAGTAAGAAGCCAGCCGTGGGATTTGAATCAGCTGCTGTATGGTCTCCACCGGCAGACGGTCATCTCCAACAATGGCATCGTACTTCTCTTTACGTGCGCCGGAAACGAAGCTCATACCATAAGGAGAATCAGTAACCACAAGGTCGACGCATCCAGCTGGAAGTTGCCAGAGGTATTCATCACAATCCCCGTGGATTACAGTGCAGCACGGAAAGCCGCCTATTTCACGCCCGCATCCGTTCATTGTTTGTCCGGAAGTCCTGTGGTAACCGTGAGTCCGCCAACCTTGCATGCCCTGATGCCGGAATCTGGAATCAGGCCGACCGTGATATCGTAGGCGGTCTCTGACAGCCCGCGCACCCGCTGGAATTCCTCAGGAGTCGGAAGGGCCTTTACCAGATTGAGAGCTGCTTTCACATTCTCCCAATCGGAGAGCGTAACAGGGGCGTAAGTCTTCATCCGCTCCCACTCTTCGACTGGAATCTGAGCATAGCGGGCCGAGGCTCCGACCGCTCCAGCACCCTTCTCCGTCCGCTTCGAAACGAAGTGTGCGACAAGAGAGCCAGCCACGGTGAAGGTCGTGTAAACCGATGCCGCGATCAATTGGTTGAGGTGTCCGTGCCTGCCGGTGAGGTAATCGAACATCGGACCTAGCATCAGCATCTGGGAGGCAATCCAAATCCCGTTTGAGAAAATGGCGGCCTTGAAATGGCGAGAAAGTGACCCGCTGTTCCGAGCCCTGCTCACGTAAGTAAAAGAATAATTCTGGGCGAAGAGAACCCCTGCCCATCCTGCGAAGCCTAGCAACATGTTTCCCCCTTGGATTGGTCAGGCCACGAGTGTCTTAGCTCTGTAATCTGTGGCCCTTCCGCTTCAATATATCAGACTTCTGTTACGGCTGCAATCACCTTCCGAGACGTTCCGCATATTCACGGGCGTATTCGCCATAGGCGTTTCGGTCAACCAGCTCATCCTGCACGTGGGTGCAATCGATGAAGTACTTCCACGTTTCGAGGTGTTTGTCCGACACGCCGAAGAGTTGCTGACCGGCAGGAATCGGCTCCATAACCCAATTCACTCCCAGCTCGTTCTGTCCGTTTAGTGAACCGTTGGAGATAAGCCGTGGGAACGATACAGGCACATGTATGTCGCCGATGCAGATGCGAGCGAACGTTTCACCCTGCAGCCGATTAGCATTCCGCCATTCCGGAGAATCAAACAGCGCCCGGACCCGGTCAATGAACATTGCCATGCTCTTGCACTGCGCATCCGGACTGTTGCGGTAACCGACTTGCATGCCGTGAGCAAACAAGTGTCGGTGACCACGGATGTTTTCGAATATGTACGGTGCCATTTCCTGCTTGATTTCAATGTTGGGGTTGTCCTTGAACTTCTCAATCACAAACTCGTAAATTAGCCAGTCAAGCGTGCGCTGCGCCTGGAATTTGTAAGGCATCTTCTCGTCCAGCCGCATGTGGTTTCCGACCGTGAAGAGCAGCTTTATTTTATTGACCACCCGCCGTCCTTTTTCATCAGGCTGGGTGAGTGTAAGCACGTCTTCGATAGCAAACTTCAGCATTTGGTAGGAGAAGTGAACCTGCGCCGGTGTGAACAGCTCATTGCTGTTCGGCGAGTCGTGCAGGATGCCGTTGCCCACGTCTCCGCCCACCCAAATGTTCAAGGTGTCAATGGGATACATGGCACGGTGCAGCGTCAAGCATTGCTTCATCTTGCGGATGACGTAGCCCCATCGGTTGCCGCTTACCGGCATGTCGAATTTAGGAAATCCCGACATATCTTCACGGCGAGTCCGGTCGCCGAAGTGCATATCGGACCAGAGCGCGACCGCATCTTCCGTATGGCCCTCACGGACCAGAGGAGAGATGATTGGGTCGTTAATAAGAGGCTGAGATGTGGGCAAGGAAAAGTCGCCCATCTTCTGTAGGAAGGCATCCAGCTTGGCGAGAAAGTCATCTGCGCCGAGGTGGTTAAGAGCGAGGTGCTTGCTATACGCCTTCTCCGCCCGGACTTCCTTGTCATTCTTTACGAGCTTAGACCGCAGCTTCGCAATCTCTGCGATGTAAGAGCCCTCGTCGGCGATGGCGGTTCCGGCTGCCGTGACCGGCTTACGAATCAACTTGGCTTTGATTTGGAACAGAGGAGTAACAACGATTTCCTTGTTTGCATCCTTGGAGCCGACTTCCCATTTGTTAGCCGTGAAACGTTCGACGTACCACACGTTCAAGTCGATGTTGCAGGCTTCAATCAATTCTTCAAGCGTTCGGATGCCGGTCTTGGGAATGGAGATTAACCACTGGTCGCCGATGATCTCATTCGTCTCAGTGATTCGACCCGTGCTTGGGTCCTCAACGCGCTCCCGCACATACCCATCAAGCTCCGCATGCGTCACCGGGGCTTTCCCGGTCGATGGCGTCGTAATAAATGTTTCACCACGAAGAACCTTGGCAATCCGCTGAGCACTCTTGGTATCGCAGTGCAACAGCTTTTGTAAGCGGTTTCCGCTTGGAACTTCACCGCCTGCCCTTTCGACATGGTTTACGGCCTTCTGGAGCAGTTTAACTTCGTGGTCGGTAAATCCCTCGGGAGCGAGAATCATTGTAGGAAACCTTTCTTAGAAATGAAGATAAGTCTTGATTGCTTGACGACCGGCGAATCCGATGGCGATACCGGCGTACAGCCAGTGACGCTTGCTCTTGCGGGCGTCGTCCTTAACAATCTTGATCTCCGCCTGGCACGTATTGGTGTCGTCCTTGTTCGTCTTCGTGAGCTGGCCGACCTGAGTGTAAAGAGTATCGATGCGCCCGTTGGCGGAAAGCAATAGTGCGTTGGTTCCAGCTTCTATCGTTTTCTCGTTGGCGAGCTCGGCGGTTAGAACAGGAACCTGCTCCAGCTGGTCGACCGTCTTGTGGGCGGCGTCATCCGTAAGCGTAAGCTGGCCGTTAGGGTCAAGGGCGAACGTGATATCGGATGGCTTAATCAAAGGAACAAGCTGTGTCCAGCGACGCGCAAGCTCTGGACTAGTCAGAGTATCATCCGTGTGCTGTCGCTGCGCCAGGGCCGACGCTAGGGCGATATTCGCTTGCGCCAGGGCCGCATCCGTAGCTTGAGTCTTCGCCGCCAGGGCATTGTAAGCCGCTGTCTGCTGGGCAATGATTGCCGCCGTCTTGTCGGCGTTGATCTTGTCTTGAGCTGAAGTAGCCTTGTCGGCTTGAAGGGTGGCAGCATCTCGGACGTCGATGCGGTGATCAATTTTCCCGGCAATGTCCCACACGAGGGCAAAGCCGAGGACCCAGATCAGGAGTTTCTCATGGGTCTTCAGGTAATTGGAGATAGTGGAAACGATAGCCATGGTGAACCTCAAGCGGATTATACGGCACTATGCATCAGGACCGCAACAGATTTCTTTTTGGCACGCTCCAGCAAACCTTCATGGCCCGCAGGAATCCGTGGTCGGTTGTACTCAGTCGAGCGCCGTCGAAGTAAGCATCGTCCAGCGCAGCGACGCCGTCAACTAGAACATCCGGCATATAACTGCGGACTTCAAGGTTGCGCTGCTTCGCAGCTTCGGCCAGCTTCGCCGGGCGCTCGTGTTCCCAATATTCGTGGTTATGCCGTAGGAAGTTCAAGGACGCCGAACCTAAGCCCTCAAGTATCTCCCCGCACTTGGGACACTCCCAAGAGTACTCGCCCATCGTTGCCATGGCTACACCCTTTTCAGAACGTCAGTGGCTTCTTTGGCTTCGGACACAAGCCTTTGCAAAACGACCTTGATGAGGCGTCCGAAATACTTCAGCACCTTGAGTAGTGATGGTCCGACATGCTTCAATACCACCACAAGAGCAGCTGCCGCAAGCAACATAAAGATGCCGGTAAGAGCATCCTCAATGATGGAAAGGTCGACGGGCTTATCTTTGGATTTCTGAATTTCGACATTGACCATAACCTGCGGTCTCGTGTCCGGAATATAAACGAACATCCCGTGGCCTGTTGCCTGGTCGATTTGTTCCTGCGTGAACATCAGCGGGTAAGAGCCGAGGAACATTCCATAATTGAGTCCCCAGGTGGTAATGCCGACAAGTTGACCATCTTCAGCCGAGAAGATTGCCGAGCCAGAATCTCCACCAACCACCGGACCAGAAACCATCTCGAAAGGACCGGAGGCATTCACAGCATCCTGGTTTGTGCTGGGGAATGTGCCTGTCGCATAAACTTCACGGTACTGATTCAACACCAGCGCCGGATTGCCCCAGAAATAAAGATGCTCGCCCTGTGTAATCTTTCGGACCTTCGAGGCGTCGTAGGTAATGAAGTGTTTGAATTCGACGGAGGGAACGACCATAATCATGTGGTCATTGTTATCGTAATACTTCTCCGTCACGGTCTGGCCGTTGGTGTATGGCTTAGAATTCTGGTTCAGATAAAGCAGACCATTCTCGACGTCGCAGTGCTGCGCCGTCAATAAAACGTGCGGGGCAATCGCGGTTGCCGAGCAGCCAGCGCCCGCATGGAGCGCCTTGTTTATCATCAAGATTTCAAGGGTTGCCTTGTGCTGTTCTTCTTTTTGCACAGGGGTTAGTGCCGACAGGCTCGTCAGGCAGGAGAACAGCAGGGCCATTGTTACAAGAAAACGCTTCATGGAAGTGTCCAGTTAACAGAGCATACTTTAACGTCGCCCGCCTACATCGCGGCCCTCTGCTCGACGCCCTACAGTGAAGCCAAGACCTTCAGTGCTTGTTCTACGGATTCTACCACAAACTTGCTTCCCCGCCAAGTCCCGTGCCACTTTTCTTCTGCTTCCGTTAATTTCCGGGCGCTAGGAGGTTTCTCACAATCCTTGATTTCAAAAACCGTGGTAACATCCCTAATGCCTACCAAAAGGTCGGGACAACCGTTACCTACGCTCGCCAGCGACGTCACCGACGCCCCGGCCTGCCGCAACGCCTTGACAATATCGGGCTGGTTCGAGTCCAGATTCGGATACCGTCTCATTTCGTGAGAACCTTCCCGAGGTTTTGAAGGTGGTGTGAAACGGAGTTAAAGTACAAGCCCAATGCCGTGCCCTCAAGAGTGAGCACCGCAACCACGCCCCCGACCCACTTATTCGTGCCCATCCGCCAGCTTTCAAGCGCAGTGGTGCGCTCTGTGAGTTTGCTGATGCGCTCCCCCTCCTCCTTCGCTGCCGTGGCAGCTGATTCTATCATGTAAGGGAGGAGACCCTTCTGACCGTCACCGCCGAATAAACGCGTGTTGGTATCCTTCTGCGCCTGTTCGATGCGTGCCAATCCCCCTGCCATCGTTAGGTTCAACTGATGCTGAGCAGCTATGAATTCGTGTAGCTGATTATCGGACATTTTAACTGCTCCCTCTTGTTAAGCACCACGTCCGCTGGGCTTCGCGGGCATTTGCGCCGGTACCGCCGTACATAATAACCCCGTTCTGTGACGGGGATTAATACCAAACTGTCGGATACCAGCTTGTTTCTGAACCATTCCACCAGCTGCCCGTCAGCGATATGTTCGCTTCCGGAATTACCTGCACCTCGCCTGGCGGCCCGTTCGTACTGCTGGGCGGCGTCCACAAGAATTGCAATTCATAATCCGCCCCTCCGCCGTGCTGCCATTCAATCACGACCGGATAGGCGACGTTCTTCACCAGATAAATGCTTGAGCTGGTAACGTACGATGGAATACCGATGCTCGGGTCCTCCGGATTCGCTATTTGAGAGCCTGTCAGGTCCGTAACGATTGGCTGCGAACCGATGTAAAAGTCAGCCCCATCAGAATAGTTCAATCCCACGGTGTACTGCCCAGAAATGCTGGGTGTTAACCAGCCGACCCACCGCACGTAGAAATACGTGGAATTGACGCCGGGCGGTAAACCGCTGCTCGTGCCCACCACGTTGCCGTAGTCAATCGGTACTCCCGGCTCGGTCGGACCAAGAGCCGTGGTCATACTCACGCCGGTAGGCGTTGCTGTGTTCGAGGTCGGCGTGGCTTTGAATGACGCGGCAGCGCAGCACCATTGTGACCCACCGATAGGACTTGCAAATGCCGTGGGAACCGAACCAGCCGGTTGGTTCAGAATATATTGGGATTCTCCATAGTTTGCCAGGGTCGTTTCTATACCTAGAGTAAAGCCCGAGCCCGCGCTGGCGAAACCTCCGGAATCTGAACTGCCCTGACCAGCTACAAAGATAAGGTCGACGGATGTTGTTGACAGGTTTGCTGTGCCAGTCGGAGCTGCTGGGTCACTGTACCAAACTTGAATCTTGCAGTTTGCGATGACCGGCGTTCTATCCGTGCTGTGCGAACCAATCTGCTGGAACGCAACGCCGAACCCAGATGCATTCACTACGGAAGGCGAAAGCGATGCTCCCCACGTATCCGTGTCGCTTCCAAGCGGATATGTATTGGGGGAAGTGCTGCCGCCGAATGATTGTGTTTTTGCAGTGCCGATGTTGTGCCCCGCCGTATCTTGGAGCGATACCGTAACACCCACAGGAGATGGGTCAGCTCCGCTGCTTACATAAGCTAGGCCTTGAAATGTAACCTTGACACCCGCAATGGCTGCCGTTCCGGGGATTCCTAGTCCAAAGGTGTTTACGTACACCCATGATGCGTCACCCGTGAAGTAATCGTCAATGCCGCCGACATACGAACCGGCTGAAAGACTGCCACGCGGGTTGATAAGGCACGGAAGATATCCCTGCCACCCAGCGTGCCCACTTGTGTATGGCCCTGTCTGGTTGACGGCTGTCGGGTTTTTAATAACAGAGCCCGTCGCCGGGCCGGTGGCCACCGCCGTAACATCCAGGGGCGATGTTATTGGACCCTGGAATTCGTAAAGATCAAACTCCACCTCCACGGCTGGGTTAGTGCCGATGAGTATCTGGGTAGTAGTCGACGTCATCACGTTCGGAGAGTCGTAGGAAGCGTAAATCCCTACCGCTCCGAGCAGTGAGCCGTCGGTGTATCCCTCGGACGCAACAAGATTCCATGTCACGCCGGAAGTAACGGGAGGGTTCGGAATCGTAGCTTGTCCCGTGACGAAAACAACGCAGATGAGAAGCGAGCTGTAGGAAGTCTCGGTTGTGAAGCCCACGGCAGTGGTAGAGTTACCCGCCCCGGACCCGCCGCCCGTCCCGACCCCACCTGCGTTAGATTGTAGAAGCGTTATGGACACATTCCCTCTTAGTTAATCGTGATGGTCTCAGCGCCGATTCCTGTGGGAAAGACAATTGTGAGTGTTCCGCCAGTTGTCGATATGGCCGGAAACGTGATGACGGCAATCGCGTTGTTGCTGCGGGATGCATTGTAAATCAGACAAGTGACAACGCCCGAGAGAACCGAGGATGGCCACGATACGTTGTCCCAGGTCACGTAAGCGACGTTCCCGTTAATGCCCACTGTGAAACCGGTAAGGGCCTGGCCGCCAGCTGTATATCCTGTGCCAGAGGCTTCCCCAACATTCGTGTAGACCGTCGTCGCAGCGCTGAGGGACGCGGTACTTGTGTACAGCGCACACATGTAGGTATCCCCCGGCTGGTGAACGCCGTTGAGGATGTCCTGCTTATATTGATCACAAACTGCTGCGTATGACGCCATAACTTGCTCCCTCGTCGTCTCTGACTTCTGTGACGCATTAACCTGTGATTGCCACTGGCGCTCCGGTTTCCGGACCCGCTCCTACGTTGAATGAGCTCTCCGCTATGACCAGCCCGCTGCCTGCCTCAATTGTTCCCGGCCCTTTACCCGGAAGGATAAAGGAAACTGCCGTGAGAGTAGGAAGAGGCTGCGGATTCTGCCCATAGTTATTCATGCTCTGAAACTTGAAGTAAATCTCCTGCCCGGCCCACTGTGGATCATAGGTGTATTTGAAAATCGTGTTGTCGAGCCGCAAGAACGACGTGCCAACGTAATGCGGTGTGTTCTGTGAACCCTTCTGACCACGGCGGAGGTACCCGGTCATCGAATACTGGTCTTGTCCCGTCACGGTGCAGGCGGAGTATGAAAGTATCTCACCATCTACAAAGCATGCGGTGTTGAGGTAGTCAGCATCGGTAGTCGTTCCCGCGTCAAGCGGTGGAGAATTGGGTTCCAAGTTCACGACGAGCGTGTCCGCCGTATCCGGGTCAGAACCCTCCGGCAGAGGAGCTCCCAAAACACCCAGCCGTGAGGTATTCTTTATTGTTCCGATCATCAGATACTTTTCGCCATCCTGGCTGACCCAAACATTGCATCCACCCCATTCCGTGGTTTCCCCAACCGCCCCAATCCAGACTTGGTTGCCCTGGTAATTAGTGAGCTCGCTGGTTGCCTCGAACAGAATGGCAATCGTATTTCCAGGCGTGGCGAATGCGTTTATAAGAGTGTTGCCGGATGAAATCCCCTTGTTGAACAGCACCGGCTCAAGGGCCAGGGCGTTGTAATCCTCGCAGTCCATCTTCAAGCCGGTCGTCGGGTCATCCTGAATCTTCAGAATGCGAACCGGCAAGTTGTTAATCGCCAGGTTGATGTTGTTTGAACCTGCAGCCCAGACAGATGACGTTGTGATCGTCACGATATCCATCGGTTCAAGATATGAATACGTGAAGGGCAGCGTGAACTGGTATGTATTACGGAAGTTCAATTGGCGCTTGAGCCGCCAGCTTGCCGCGAACGTCGCCGACGTGAGCGTGTGGATAAAGTCGAACGATTGCGAAGACTCCAGACGCTCGCCCCACCGATTGATGGATGCCTGGTCCCATTCATGCGTCAGTTCATTCGCGTACTGGTTCTGTCTGTTCTCCCAAGAAATCTGGACTTTGTTGTAGCCATCTTCCCAGGCCGCCCGAACTATTTTGACGGGGTCCTCGCCGTCCTTTGCCATGAAGCACGTGTCATCCAGCGCCACAACAAAGTCGGACGGTCCGACCCACGTACATCCCTGCCCGGCAGCGCTCGTGGAGCCGTAAGGAACGAGCTTCAGTAAGCCCTCGCTCATGAATGCCGCGCATCCACCAGCTTCCAGCCACTTGCCTATCACGGAGGATGCAGAATCCTGACTATCAATTTTGGGCGATATGAAGAAGCCGTTCGCTGCAAACCAATTCCAGGCCGTGCTTCCCACCACACGAGTGCCTGGGGTCCCTGCGGCACCGCCCCATGTTCCGAGAGAGCTGTTGTCAATCACACTCACCGGGAATGGGACTGGGGGTCCCCCCAGACCCCACATTGGATTTGTAAGTACTTGGTAGATGCACTGAACTGGATTGCAGTCAACGACTGCAGAACCCGCGTCAGGAGTTCCCGCACTATAGCCACCGCCGTAAGCATCGGGTGTAAGAACCTCGAAGTTGTTGTCTTGAACTTCTCCGGAGTCTCCGAGGAACATCGGACCATACGCGATATAAGCAATGCCGGTGTAGCCCAGGGACTGTCCTGGGTTGCCGGGCATATTCACGTTCGTAACACCCTGCGAATCCGAACCGAACCCAGCCTCGCCGCCCGTGATCATAAACGGCCACGGCGATTGCGACTGGCCACCACCGAACAGTTCAAAATTGACAAGCTCTGGGGCGTCTGCTCCCACGGCACTCTGATTGGTGTATGCCCAGGTGATCAGAACCTCATTATCAATGTCCGCCGCCGAGAAGGTATAATAGGTGAGGTACTCTCCGCCAATTGACTGTCCGCTGCCTGTCTGTCCGACAAAATCATAGGTGCCCTCTGCTGGCGGACCAACTCCAGTCCATGGCGTAAGGTATTGTCCGTTTTTAGGATTGTCTTCGCCGTAGTACATAACGCCCAAATCAAACGTCGGCGTGTATTGGCTGCTGACAACGATTGTCTGTGCCGGAAATCCAGGAACAGCAACGCCTGACGGAATGAGCTCGATGTCCTGCTTGTTAAGTAGCGAATAGTTAAACTGGTACCAGATAACTGCGGACTTACCAACGTCCGCCGATGAGAAGTGGTAGGTATTCCCCTGGTCATCTGCCGTCGCAGCCGCCGTCTCCGCCACACTGTTAGGATTGTTGAGAGTTATGGAAGTGGTTGTGGACGCCGTGCAAACGAATGTGCCGTTGTTGTTCGGATTCGTGAAGCCAGCAACAAGGAAGGTGAAGCCGATGAAAGCATTGGAAGCACCGCTCGGAGACGTAAAGGTTCCATCGTAAACTCCGCCGCCCGAGCCCACGGAAGATGTCAGATCAAACGTTCCAATGCTATCCTCACTTACGGAGTACTGGCCAGTCGTCAATGGAACGGATGGGTTATAAGGCACCTTGACCATCGGCGAGTTATCTGAGCCGTTGAGAACCGTAGCTGCGGGCTGGCCGAGGTCATTGTACGTATTGTCATAGGTCGTGACGAGTGCCGCCCCATTATCAAGAACAAGTGTCGCGGCGAATGATGGAGAATAATTCTCCATAACAACGATGCCCTCATCATTGCTACGAGAGCTCAACCATGACTGCCCCACCCACACGCTGCCGATGCCCTTCACCGGACCATTACACAAGGCACCGATGACATCTGCATAATACAGATAAAATTGTCCGGACTTACCGCCGCCCTTACCACCGCTCTCTTCCACTTCAACAAGGCCGCCCATCCAGAGTAATGATTGGTGGAGACGAACCTGGCCCATTGCCGCAACCAGCGGGTATCCCTGCGTCGATTGCGTGACCCGAATGTTATTTACACGCTTCGGATGTTGACCGCCAAATATTGCGCCCATGACGCTACCCGCTCACTTTCGGACTGCAGTACTCTTCCTTCAGTGTAAAGAACTTTCTTCTTTTCTTTCTCAGTAACGGCGCATTCGTGCCGTGAGAGCAACTTACTCCTCGGTTTGCTATGGCGTGTATGATACAATCTGGCCACTTCACGATCAGCGCTCCGTGGGCATATGCGAGACCTATCTCTATGATGACAACGTCGCCGGGCAGCACTTCAGATTCTGGAATCTGCCGCATATACGTAGCGACGGTGTTAACGTAATCCATGCTCTTTCGATGCTGAGCAACGTGCAAGCAGTAATCGGTCGGCAGAGGAAGGTCCTCTGGCAGGTGACCCGTGTTCCGATACACGCCGTATAGAAGCTGCCCGCAGTCAGCACCCGCACCCTTCACGGCGGACCAGCCACGGTATGGCGTCTTGGCGCGTGCCCAGGAAAAGGCTTCCGCCACAATCTTCTCTCGCTGCTCGGTCGTCAATGGCATTAGACCGCCGCCGTTTCCGGTGGAACAAAGGGCGTTCCTCCAAAGTTAATACGGTTCCCGAACTTGTTCTGGCAGGTCGTCGGCGTGTGGTCACACCCAACAAGCACGCTGAACGTATCGCCCGGTTCCACTGGAAGCAGCCAGGGGTTCATCAGTGTGAGCTCTCCGTTCGCATGCAACTTCACGGTCTGCGAGAGTCCATTGTTATTTCCAGACGTGCATGTAACCACGCCCTGCGTGAAGTATCCCTCTGGCTGAGCAAACGGTGTCGCTGGGAACAACACGTACTGCGTACCTGATGCCAACGTGAAAGCCTGCGTCATGTGATTGCCGTTAATGTCCGTGCCCGCCGCGTTGAGTGTGCAGTTCTGGTCCGTCACGTTCCACGGACAGTTTGGCTGCATCAAGCGACGAGGAATGCGCATGTTCAAACGGAACATCGGGTCCGAAACTTCAAACTCCACATGCACGCGGTCGATGTCAGCAATCTTAGTGATTGTCCCGAACAACTTTGTCTCAAGGCCGCCTGGCCCGGTTCCGCCAGAATTGCCGGGGAAGATAACCATCCCTAGACCAGCCTCGTTTGTGATTCCAGCATAGTTCCAGTACCAATTCGGACATACCGGCAGTCCGACGACTCCCGCTGATTGCCCTGTGTATGGTCCTGAAGCTATCGCTCCCCCCACATCAATCGACACAGTGCCAGAGCCGATAGCCGTCACCCTAGCAGCAACAGAATCGTTGGCGACAGCAAGTGCCCCCGTAAATCCCTCTATCGTGACATTCTGATAGACAGTTCCTGATTGCCCCGTAAAGGAACCTGTGGTGTTAAATGATCCACCAGAGCCGATGACTGTAATGTGGTCTGATGCAACGGCACTGAGTTGCCATACTTGGCCATTGAGGTCTGAACCTGCCGAACCAGAAAAGCCCGTAAGGTAAACACTCATCCCC